GTAACTTTCTTCTTTATTCCACGATTATTATTATTCTATTCGTGGAAAGATTACCTTACATCAAGTTTGTAACTTTGACTCGACGATAGTAAACATTAACACCCGCATCGATAGATGCATCAGTGTTCTGATTATCAGCCGCGCCAACTGCACCAGCAGCTTGAGCGAATGGGTTAGCAGCCATACCGTAACGAGTCTTGAACCCGATTTTAGGTTGGAATGTGTTCTCACCAACCGCACGAACCATTTGCAACGGAACATATGGGCAGTAGAACATACCAGCATCATAAGGCGAAGAACCTTTGTAACCAACAACATAATACTGCGAAGCAGCAACGTTGGCAGAATACGGATCAACATAGACTTTATATCGTCCATTAAGAATACCAGCAAAGGTAGTTGTCGTATCATCAACATTCAAGTTGTTGTTAAGTGCAGGTGTGTAGTCAAGGATACCAGCCATCTGAAGAGCAGACGCAACGTCAGCAGAACAGAGAAGCATGTTACCTTTACCACGACGAGTTTGCTGACCAATCGCATTCGCATCACGTTCAATGGCAAACATTAGACCTTTGAATTTCTCAACAGACCAACGACCATTAGAGTCGGTGTCCAAATCGAAGATACCAGCAGTCGTTGTGTTAGCTTGTGCACCTTTAACAGCAGCAACATAAACACGACGAACAACTTCACGGTTAATTTCAGCAAGAATTTCCGAACTAAGAATGTTCGCAAGTTCTGTTTCAGCGTCCAAACCATGAACTGCTTTAAGATCTTGAGCAAGTTCCATCGTGTACTCAGCCTTCAGAGCACGGGTAACGGCAGTAACCGTTGATTTGTCGATAGAGAATGCCATCTCAGCAAAAGCGTTTGTGGATGTATCACCCAGTGCTTCACCTTGAGCAGTTGTCTGACCAGTCGCACTAGTGTACGTTCCAGCAGAAGGACTGTCGTTAAGCACAGCAGGGTTAGTTTCTGTTGAACCAACATCACCACCACCAGTTGTACCAGCAGCGTTTTGGTTAGATTTACCTTGTCCACCTGGCAGGGCTTCATCAACCAATGCTTCTGCACCATCCGAAGAGATGAAAGAAGCACGCATTGCAAAGATAAGTCCCGTAGGACCAGTCATAGGTTGCACACCACAAATGTCATACGCAATCAAATTAGGCATGGCACGGCGAACTAGCGAAATAAGAATCGGATCCCAGTTAGAAATCGATCCACCAGTGGAGTTAGTAGGTGCGGCTTCCGAAAGAAACGCAGCATCTTCTCTCATGGCTTTTTCTTGGTTTTCTAAAATAACAGTAGTGACTGCACGCTTATAACTATCCTCGATCCTTGGAAGATCAGGATGCTCTAGGACTGGCTGCCACTTTTCTTGTAGATGTTCTGTTTGAAACATATTCGTTTCTCCTTATTTTATTTTTCTACATTTATTTATAAATTTATGCAAGCTTGGTACGACTGATTGCCGACATATAACTTTTCATTGCTCCAGTCGTATCAATGTCCTGTGCAAGTTCACTATTATCATAATCAATTAAGAAAGATTCTTCCCCACCAGTTTTGGGAAAATAACTTTCCTTCAAAGTATCAAGTTTATGACGAAAACTTTCTTCACTAACAAAATCCAACTCTTCAGTTAAAGACTTAAATTTCTCAATCTCAGTGACAGTAAGGTCTTCAGAAACATCATGCATAATTGCCTCTTTAGTCAAAGACTCAACAGCTTTCCTTCTATCAACATTCTCTTCAATAGTACTATTTAGTTTTTCTTCAAGTTCAGAAATCTTTTCTGCTTGAGCTTCTAAAATATTATATTTTTCGTCAGGAACATCAATATAATGGTCTTCAAACAATTGCTTCAAACCAGAAATAAAGTCTTCAGCAATCTCACCCTTCAAACCACGTTCAATCGCAATTTCATTTTCTTTCATCCACTCTTCGACAACGTAACCAAGATAATCATCAACCTTAGTTGACAACTCTTCTTTAATTGTCTCAGTAGCTTCTGAAAGTTGAAGAACGTAGTCTTCTTCCATTCGTACAACTTCACTACGTATTTTAGATTTAACAGCAGCTTCAAAAATTGTTGCGGCCTTAATCTTAAATTCTTCAGAAAGATTTTCTCCGTCAATCAAAGCTTTAACGTCTTCAGCAACACTGATATTTGACATTTTTTCTTCAATATCTTCTTCGGAAATTTTCTCACCGTCATGCATTACTTCGTCTCCAGCAGCAAGTTTCTGAGGAGCATCAGCTTTTCCAGCACTTTTTTGTTGCGCATCACCTTTAATAGCTTTAGCAGCAGCCGACGCTTTTTTACCAATCGCTTTTTCTTTACGATCTTCGTCAGCACCTTTCTCTACTTTTGCTTCGGGGTCTGCACCGCCAAGGTCTTCTTCATCGTTAACTTCATCTTTTACTTTTTTAGGAGCGTCTGATTTTCCACCCGTGCTGTCGGGTTGACTGGCTTCTTCTAGTTCCGCCAATACTTCAGATTCAAGCTCCTCAATTGTTTGGTCTAATTCGGACATGGATTTCTCCCTTTATATACTTTTATTATTTATAAATTACAACATCTTGAGGAATTTAGCAAACTCTAATGCTTCTTTGTTTGCTTGTCTTTTATGTTTTTTAACATCAAATTTCTTCCTTAGTTCTGCAACATGTGCCTCAATTAATGCGCCATGATTCCATACCCACTCCTTTCCTTCCATGACACCTTCCACGAAAGCATTTGGAGCCGATGGGTCAGCAACAATATCTGCGGCAGTTGCGAGATAAAAATCATCTCTCACATAGTTAGCACCATTTCTTTGATCCAAACTTCCCATGCCTCTAGATGAAACGCCCAACTTGGCACCTTCATCCATAAGGTTCTTAACAATTTCCCCCATTGGCGTAGACATAATTTTGGCCTCACCAATAAAATTCTTACCATCAGGGGTCAAAGAAGTAATCATGTGAGATACCCGTTCCAAATTGACGGTTGGTCCGTCTGGATGTCCGAGTTCCCCAAAAGCACGATTTTCTTTGATAAAATTCTTGTTATATTTAGTAACTTCTTTATTAAGGATTTCCATAGGATATACTCGACCATTACGGTTCTTGATATCCGCCTGCATAAAAATGCCTCTAATTTTATAATCCTTTTTACCGCTTTCTTTTTCTTCGGTGATATACTCCACCTCTTCAACGGATTCTGAAAATAATTTTACTATTTGCATTGGTTCATCCTTATGTTGTATAATTTTCGTCTTTTTTGAATTCAATTATAAGAAATCCAGATGTACCAAAACAAGTCAGCTCATGGTCACCAGAAGTTGCTGTTGTGTTAGCCGCGGTTCCCTTAATCAATCCAGCAGTACCATCATAGTGTCCAGTTCCAGCAAGTCTAATCTGAACAATATCAGTTCCAGAAGATACTTCTTGAAGTTCAATATGGCCAGTATCGTCATCTGCACTACCTTGAGTCAATGCCCACCAAAGCTTTGAGATGTGTAATTTTGCACCGTTTGCATGACCATCTAGAGCACTCGCATCCAAAATAGCATTATTTGCGGTAGTGTCATCTTCGATATCAACCTTAACCGTAACTGTTCCACCAGCGCCCGGAGCGTTAACGGCCGTGTCTCTTAATGTTCTTGTTGTAAATGCCATTCTTTTCTCCTATATCGCTAACATTTCTTTTTCGAAGTATCCAATAAGTTCCTTCTCAGGGACTTTATATTTCTTAGATACATCTGTAATTGTTCTTTCGAAACTATTTAGGAAATCTGAAGGTTTAGTATCCATCACTTTAAAAATAGAATCAACAGCATCTTTCATCTTTGGAGAAAGTTTTTTATACCCCTTAGACATTTTGTGCTCATTGTTTTCTATAAACAATGTGTATATATTTTCAAATTTCTGATTCATTCTACGGTCCTGCAAATACATTTGAACTACCAGCAGCTACAGAAGTACAACCACTAATAACATCACCAATTCTACCAGCACCATCACCATTTACAAAAACAATAGTGGAACCAGTTGTTATGGCAGCTTGATGTTTAGGACAAGGATTGCCCGGCAAGTCGTGATTTGTATTCTTGTCATCTTTACAACTCCACGGTTGATTATTTACAAACACATTTATCGAACCCTCTGCTCTGGTCATAGCAGAACAGTGTGCCACATCTGCATCTCCAAGAATTCCGACATCATCAAAGATTATAATTGTTGAATCATATGTTGCAAGATTAGAATCAAATGTAGTTGCTTGAGCAGCACCAACAAGTGAAATTTCACTTATAGGTAAAACAAGGCCACCATCTTCTGATGCGACACCAAGTGACACATTTAAAGTGTTTTGTTGTAAAAATTCAAGTGTTTCTAATTCTAATAATAATTCATCACCAGCATTTGTTGACGAACCATCTGTACCATTTAATAATACAGAACCGCCTTCGTTGCCAGGAATCGCAATTGAGATTGCGCTTGAAAGTTGAATACGGTCACTAATATCACGGCCGCCCGTACTGTTAAGAATAATGTCATCCCCAACATCGATAACACCAGATTCAGTAATTAATGCCTCTCCAGCGTTAGTAGATGAACCATCTGTTCCGACTAGTGCTAACCTTCCTGTTCCTGTTTCAAGTCCAACTGCATCAACACTACCATTTATTAAAACTTTATCTCCATCATTAGACTTGCCGGGATCTGTACCATCTAAAAGAATATTTTCTCCAATATCCAAAACAGCAGATGTGCCATTAAAAATAATATTTCCTGTTCCTGTTCCAGATTCTTGCCCAATGAAAACATTAGTTTCACGATCATCTTGCAGTGATATTCTATTTACTGCTAATTCTGTGTGTATTCTAGCTTCTCTTGTGAATGGTACTATATTTCTATTGTTATAATTCTCTTCTGGAATTTCACCTTGATTAGTATCACCCTCAAATTCAATCAAACTTCCTTCTGTAATTATTTTATTATTTTCACGAAGACCACTTTCGATAACAATATTAACACTGTTATCTCCAACTCCAATATTTTCTCCTAACAAATATCCGTTTGAATCTGTTTCAGTTTCTAGTTTAATAATATTAACATCTGAACCAGTAGTAAATGCATTATTTTCTGAACCAGACTCAACTGTTATTCTACTAACTTCATTGTCTCTAAATCTACCTCTACCAGTATTTTCTAATAATATTTGATTACCGTTTTCTGATATTATTACTTCATTTCTAACTTCATCTGCACCCAAGTCGAATAAAATAAAATCTTCTAAAGTTAATTCATCAGAAGATGAACTTTCTTCAAATATTATACCACCATCATTAGTATTTAACGTTCCAGCTGGTTCAATAAATCCAACAGTGTTAAGTCCAACAAGATCAGATATAGATATTGTAGAAATTTCATTAATTTTTACACTAGAATCAGTAGAGTTATCCCAATAATCTTCATAAACTATTCTATCTCCTGCTCCATGAGACGCAATATTAATACCATCCATCACCAAATTGTCTTCTAGATTAATAATAGGTGCTTTGTCTCTATTACCAACTTCTAATTGAATTCCTGGCCTATCAAAGAAAATTGAACCGGGTAAAATATTAGATAGGAGCGGTGCGCCATAAGATCTTTTTGCAGAAACAAGTTGTGGTTTAACACTAAGTTTGGTTACTTTTGAAACTGTTCTATTATGAATACTATTTTCACCAAGTGCTGTTTCTACAAGTAATCGACCGCCGCCGGAACCTTCTTCTAGATTAACAGAACCATCACCAGCATTACCAGAGTTTTCTATTGAAATATCAAGACCGCTTTCAAATTGTAAATTATCACCATCTGTTTCTTCTAGAAGTTTATCACCAATTGCTACACCGTTTTCTATGAGCAACCCATCAAACAAACTACTTTCACCATCTGGAGAAAGTACGTCTTGGCGCATTCCAAGATTATTTTGTACACTAAATACCAATCTAAACAGTGAAGCAAGTCCATCGCCAATACTAACACCACTAATTGCAATTGCAGCTGAAATTTGTGTTGCAATTGCAATTTTACCAAATGGTGCAAATCCTGCTGGATGGATTGAAGATTTCAATTCATTCATGTATTCAGAAATAGCTGCGTCAACTTTTACTTCATAAGAAAATTGTTGATAGAAACGAGAATCTTGAATGCGAATAATATCTTCGCTAAGAGTACTATCAATATTGAGATATTTACCTACTCTGGTTGCAGTAGTTCCAAAAGTTACATTTGTAGTTCCTGTTCCTTGTGTAAGAACTGTTGCTGTTGCACCACCGGAATCTGTTATTGTGTCCCCAACAATATTAAAAACATTTGCACCAGGCTCTAGAATAACTTCATCGCCAGCATCTGCTCCAGTGCTATCTGTTCCATCTAAAGCAAGTTCATCGCCAAGAATCTCATTTTCCATTATCAGTTGAGAATTAATATTAGCAGATAAAAAATCTGTACCGTCTAAAAGAATATTGTTGCCTATTTCATTCAGTATTTTATTATCATCTTCTTGAACAATAAAACCGAAACCATCTGATTGGTCACCATCAAAAATAACTTGGTCATAAAGAATTTTACCAGTTGAAACAGTTGTTACATCAGGAGAATCTTCTGTAATAATTGTTTCTAATGATTCACCAACAAGTCTAGGGTTTGGTGTATTAACATGTTTTATTGATTGTCCATAATCAGGAAATATAAATTTATTCCCAGGTTCAATTTCTAATAATAGTTCACCACCAGCATGTGTAATGAATTTTTGTGACTCTTCTTCACTAATAATATTATCTTTTTCAACATCTAGATTGAATGTACGAATTATAAAACTATCTCCGGCATCATTGCTGTCCGAATCTGTTCCATTGAATATTATTTCATTACCTGATCCTTCATTGAATAGATAATTAAATGACCCACTATTTGGAGAATTTTCTAAAATAACTGCATCTGAATTATTAATTATTACTTTATCAGTAACAAAAGTATCATTAGATTGACTTATTAAAGAACCAGAATTTTGTTCGCCGAATACATTCAATCCTACAGTAGCATCTTCTAAAGATAAATCAGTTTCGTTTATTTTTCCATCTAATAAAAATCTACCGGCAACATCATTCCTTACAACTAAACTATCTTCTAATCCAATACCTACTTCAATCCTACCACCATCATCGTCTTCTAAACTAATCTGAAAAACATTTGCATCAATAGCATCAGAAATGATTTGACCAACTTCATTTTCTAAATCAATACCTGTTTCTATTTGAGCAGAATTATTAATATTAAAACCAGAACCCGCTTCATCAACACCTTCTAACTGAACACCATCATTATATGTGTCGGATTGTTCTAATTTTACTCTTTCTATTGGTGGAGAATCTATTACAAGTTCTTGTGTAGCAGGATTGTACGAAACAACTGAACCATTATCATTAATAAAAGTATTTCCTATTCCAAATACACCACTAACATCTTTAAGAATAAGGTGCGTATTAATAGTTGTTTCTGGAGCAGTAGAATATTTAAATCCATTATCAATAATTTTGATTTCAATTATTTTACCAATATCAGTTGTATTTGAGATGAGGTTTGCACTTAAACCGTTTTCTGTAGTAATTCTTGTTGTGGGCAATGAAGTATAACCACCACCAACATCACCAAGATGAACTTTAATAAGCTCACCTTGCTCAGAAGTTGTTAAAGTTTCTGTTTCTAAAACTATACCATCTGATAAATTACCATAACTATCTGTAATTAAATCTAAATCTTCTGATATAACCCTATCGCCTAAACCATCACCAGTTGTTCCATCTTCTTGTCGTAATTGAAAACCATCATCAATAGTTTTTGTTAGTGTTTGAAACAAATCATAATCATTACTGTCATAAGTTGACTTGGCATTATTTTGATTATCACTTGGCATCCAAAAAACTATGTCTGGAAATTCATCAAAAATATATTGATTGGATTGTACAATTGTTGTATTGGGGTTTACCAATATTGTACCACCAGTTCCACCCATATCAGATGTCGTGGTTAATTTTGCATCAGAAAAAGTAAATCCACTTGTAAGTTTTACATTTCCGAAAGTATAACCAGTTCCAGAACTATGTATTGTAGTTTCAGTTGCAATGGTATTACCAAATGCAACAATTTTATTTTCTTTAACAACAATTCTTATAATTGCACCAGAAGATGTGCCTTGATTGTTACCATCACCAAAAATCGCTGCATAGTAAGTTCCATTTGTGTAATCAGAACCAGAATTTGTAACAAGAACAGAAGCAATAGCACCACCAGTACTAACTGAACTAATTTGTGATTTTAATTTGTCTGTAAATAATGGATAATAATATGATTTGCTATCACTAAATCTTCTGTCAATACCAAATACAGCATATGGTGCATATGCAGGCGTTGCTAGGCTAGTTCCATCCAACAAAACAGAAGGTGCAACAAGTTGTTGTTTTGTTCCATCTTCTAAAAGAAAATTTTCTGATGTAGTTGTTTCTTCGCTAGACAATCTACCACCAACAACAGATACAAATGCACGAGCAGAAGAAGTATTAGTATCAACAGATGCATTGGTAAATTTAATAGCATCACCAACTTTATATCCAGTACCACCACTTTCAACAAGAACTTCACTAATACTACCCGAAGATATTTCAGAAATTTCAGCACTAGCATTACCATTGCCAGCTCTTGAATCTAAAGTTATAATTTCGCCTTTATCATAAAGCAAACCACCATCAACAACATCAATTTTTGTTACTATTCCTTGAATAGTAAATTGCATAGCTATGTCGGATGTTTCAGATATTCCAGTAAATAGTTCCGATATTGTAAATCCAGTACCCTTTATAGTATCTTCTCTAAGAGTAAATTCAACTATATTTTCAGTACCTTGTTGAAAACTATATTCAGAAATAATTTGAGCTGTTGTTCCAGAAGATGCTCCGGTAATATTTTTACCAACCATATCAGCAGGAACAGCACCGGGCTTGTCAGAAGTACAACGAATAATAATTGGCACTGCCCAATTACCATCGCTTGATCTTATCATATATTTTTCAGGATAATCGATTGTCGCTTCTTGACCTAATAATATTCTGAAGAAAAGTTTGTGTCCTTCAGATGTTCCTTTGGCTGCATACAAATCTCTAATTTGTTTAATAAGATTTCTTTTTGAAACACCACTGGTAAGAGAAAACGGTATAGATTCCATAAAAGAATCTTTGAATGCAGAGAGAAAATGATCTACAGTATTATCAGGATTTGCATATTCAAAAAGTTGTTGTATATTTTGAACAGGGTTAGCACGATACTTAACTAAGGTACTAATTGCACCACTAGTTCCACCAGTAATTGTTTCACCTTCTTTAAATTTTTGATTTGCAGAAGTATAAAGAGTTTCATCATCATCTACTAATATTGTAGCAGTTGCTTTACTGATTCCACCAGTAATTGTTTCGCCTACTTGAAATTTGCCAGTGCTATCCTCAAAAACAATTTTATTTGATTCATTAGAATTGAATCTATCAGTACCATCTAATGTAATATAACTAGTTGATACTGTTTCAAGTAAAACTTGATCTACAGTACCAGTTATAGTCATTTGGGCAGATTCAAGAAATTTATAATATTGTCTTAAAAATTGAACAAAGATTGGATGGTCTGCCTGAACATAATCAGGTACTTGACCATCAATTAATGGCGATATTTTAGTTATTAATGATGATTCTTGTCCCATCTTTTAGTAACCCGATCCTGATGGACTTACAGAAGCAGATGGCGCACTATAAGTCGCTCCACCACTTTCACTACCCACAGCAATACTATCAATCTCGCCAGTTACGGTAGTGTTAATTAAATCAAGTTCTAAAATTTGATTTCTTAATGCTACAATATCTCTAGAATTAGGAACAACAATTACTCTTACAAGAGTAGAAGATTCACCATCAAAATTCGATATAGCTGTTACATTAATTTGGTCAATTTTTATTTGACCAGTGGCATAATTTATCGTGCCTATAATTGGGTTTGTATAAACTCTGTCTCCACCAGTAGAAATATAATATAATCTTATGTTTCCATTACCGTCATCGTCAAGGAAATATTCCTCGGTTGCTCCACTAATATTAAAACCAGAAGATGACAAAACACCACCGAGTGCTTCATTATGACCACT